CCTGCTCCGCTGTTGGCGATCAAGTTACCAGAAATCTCACCTGATACTTGCGTGGCGGTAACCGAAATGTCCACGGTATTGTTCGACGTGTTGAGGTAGCTGTCCGTGATGCTTAGAGCGCGTGCATAGGTGCCGGTAGCGCTGATTTGGATTCCGGCATTCGTCTCTAAGTAGGCATTCTTGATCGAAGTGGCTTCCGTATTGTTGAGAAGAATGCCCCCGCCGGGATTCCCTGCTTCGATATCCAGCATGTCGAAAGCATTCTTGATGAGCAGCGATTGCCCTCCACAAGTACCCGTACAACTAAGTTGCGCTCCCCAAGACCCGTTTGCTCCTTGAATGGCAACGGCGTGAAACTTGTTGAAGTTGAACGGCGCCGTCCCTTCGACGATGTTCAGAGCTATGTCCGCATCGGCTTCCAGGGAAATCTCATCGAATACGCACCAGACCATGCGCCCCGTTACGTTTATGGAATTTCTGAAGCCTCCTGTCATGCGCAGACGATGGAATTCATGCCAGTCATTGATGTTTCCGCCCTGAACCAGGATGGCTGGCTGTGAGAATCCTGTTGCTGTGTTATCGAAACCGATGTCTCGTAGGACCACGCCTTGGATGCCCGCTGCCGTAGAATCCAGCGTTATCACCGCAGCATTGGAAGCAGGTTTGAGAATAGTGGACCGCCTGCCGGAACCTTGAATGATCATTTGGCTGGCAGAACTGGAACATGCATTGCTGCTGTTGATCGTGATATTCGTGGTCTGCGTCCCCACTGGCAAGTAAATCGTTCCGCAATTTCCTCCAGAAAAAGCCGCAATAGCTTGCGGGATGGTTGTATAGCAACCACCAGTACTGACATAGATGAAACCGCCCAGCGTGCAAGGATTCGTGACCGTTGTGCTCCCCGTGAACGTCTCCGGCCCGCTGTGGCTGACCGTGCCGGTAAATGACATTGGTCCAGTATAAGCACAGACTGAACTCACACCACATGCCAAAGTAATAGCGTAGCTATACGTAGTAATATTAGCTCCGCCAACACTTATTATATAAGAACCTGGGCTAGTCCAAAAGCCATAATTTCCGTTAAGATCAGCATTGAAAGGATTCGATAACGCGAGCGTTAAAGCGGCATCCGAGAATATGGAAGCTAATCCGGTACAAGTAGAACCTGTTATAGGTAGTACACTTCCATTACATACAGTAATAATAGCACTCGGAATAGGCTGCATCACAGAACCTGATAAACCACTAGAGCCTGCGGCGACAGTAGCCTTTAAAGCTATTTCTTGATGATGAACACCTTGAGCTTCGCTTCGCTTTGCGAAAAAGCCTAAGTTTATAAGAATACAAATAACGAAAATACGAAGAACGGCACTAGCTACGTTGGCGCGTAAGGTAAGCTGCGTAGCTGTCGCAGCTATGGAACCTGTATATATATCACATGCTCTATCTTTTTGCATAATCCAATATCCCGATGGGATCCTCCCAAGATTATGATTTACGGTAAAATCTGTATCAGGTGCTACAGGCGCTACTACGTTTATCCAAGAGCCATTTATATTGTCAAGATTTGTACCATCCCCAAATCCGATGTTTCCGTTAAAGGCGGTAGTAAAATTCTGATAAACGGATCTAATCATTCTCACGAAGGCTTCAAGAGATTTCTTCGTAGGCTCTATGACAGCAAACTGAAGATTAGGAGCTATCTTCATTTCATCCGTCTATCGTCCCGCCTCTTTGTTCTCCACTAATATCACACATTGGACAAAACTCTATAACAGCCCCAGGCTGCCCGGCAGGTACAGAGCACGTCCATGTAATACGAAGACCTTGTACATTGAAGCCTAGTATTGTACTAATGGAATCTCCACTTCCATTTCCGAGTGTTACGTTTTGTGTTTCAGAATATCCGCTATTATTAGAAACTGTTATTGTATAGGTAACGGATCCTTGATCGAAGACTACGAGTCTAAACTTTTTGACGGTATGTTTATGTCTTCTATCTCCGAAAACGTGTTTACCTGATTTAATCTGAGCGGGCTGCTCCGAATAATTTGTAAAATCTACGTAACCAACTCGACCATTATTAAAGCCCAAGATTATGCCATCTAATGAATTCGTACCTAAAGTGGCAGGTGTCCAGGATTGATCTTGTATTCTACCAACGAGATCAATAATTCTAACACCAGTTGGATTAAAGAATTTACCCATTACAGTCTGAACACCTTGATAGGTAAATCTAGTCCAATTACCTTCGTCTAAGTTAAAAATCCAAGTACTGACGTTCGGTATAATAAGCCAATAAGCATTAAAAACCTGTCCCTTTATATTCTGTGTCACGTAGCCATAAGCATTGGCTGGGTTTCCAGAGATCAAATCATTAAAAATTCTAGAACGCGCTCCCAGCCTACGACGGCCATCTATTGGAGCATCACCTATCGGAATAACGGAGCTTTGATTAAAGATGTAAACATTATCAAAGCCGACATAAACGGCGCATTCAACGCCGTCTTTGTTGAAATGATCTAATGTTCTAGCAGCAAATTCCCCGACGCTTGCATTTGCTATCGTGGAAAAGAAATACGGCGCTAAGCCTATTCCAGTCGGCTGAATCTGAATAATTCCGTTGACATGCCACCCATAGCCATACTGACCAAGTTTAAGAAGTCCTTGTCCTGGGCCTAAATTATTAAGATTATCATTAGCTCCAGAGGAGAACGAAGTCCAATCCGTAGGATCTCCGATTCCGCTCCATCTATATCTCTGAGTAAATTGAGTTCCGCCTTCGAGATTATTCAAGGTCATTAAATGAAGACCTATTTCGGCTATGTGATTAGTAGCCGGAGCAGTCGCTACTTGAGTGTAAGAAGCTGCTATTCCGTCCCATATAAAAATCTTATCGGCGCCTTGCGAGAAGCAGAGCTGATTGTTTAAAACATCCCAAGTAAAAATCTGCGTAGCAGAGCCGCTAAAAGCCGGGGGACCAGTTATCTGAGTCCATGTCTGGGTACCAGGATTCCACTGAAACAGATTCGTAGAAGTCAAAACAGTCTGGATTCTAGCGCCGTTCTTGGTATAGAAATCGGCTACACCTAGAACAGGACTCCCAGGATTTATAGGGAACGCAGGTAGAACAGCAAAGGAAGGACGAACATAGGCTATGCCTTTTCTAAATAGAAAGTTAGGAGAATCGGCGAATCCAAAGGTTTCTATCTGATCGAGCGGTAATTCGGACTGGATACCTCCGAAAGGTCCGGTAATAGGAAACTCAGCATATTCTTCTGAGCGTAGCTGTTCGCGTTGTTGAACGACAGGCATTTACTTTCTTACGCGAATATGCATGTAATCGACTGTCGCGGTAATTGTAGTTGCTCCGCTAAATGAATCCTGAACGGCGACTACAGCAGTTCCATCAATAACTCCTAAGGTACTTCTCGTAACGGCAGGTAATGAAGCTGTATTCAAATTATCCTGAAGAAGAGAAGTAACACGAGGAACTGTCCCAGATGAAATAACCACGGTAGTTTTTGTACGCACCGGCCCGGCGTTGGCGGCCAAGCCTACGTTCAAAACTGTAGTTCCATTAATCTTTAGTACATATCCAGGAGCAGGTCCAGTTGCTCCTGTTATTGTAAAAGAGGTTTCGATTTCAATAAAAGAACTAACCGCACTTAAATTCTGAACAGCTCCTACAGGAATATTAACAGTCCGAATTACTCCTGGAGCTACCGCTGCAAATATAACGGGAGTGTAATCATCATAATCAGAGGTTCCTCCCGCCACAGAAATTTGGACCCAGGCAGTACCATTCCACTGAAAAATCTGATTAGTATCAGTGGCAATGAATATAAGACCGAACCCCGCCCCGCCCCACGTAGCGTTTGCTATTTCTGGCGTCGGTCGATTAACTAACGTTCCACTTAGCAAGCTAAGACGCTGCATTACATCGACGCGAAGTTGACGTAGGTTAGCGCCGATTAGGTTCGCTAACTCGGTGTCAAGCGGGAAGGTTGTGTCCCATAAATTCGTAAATGATGGGGGAAATGGCATATATATTTGCTATCTAAACACTTGTTGTAAAAGTCTTCTCTAAAGAACGATTTATTTGCCTAAATTCTTTTGTAAAAACCTCTGCGAGATCAGTTCTAAATTGCTTGTCTGGTAAACGTAGTTTATCGCAGATTTTATACGCCTCTTCAAAGGCTTCGTCCATCGTAGAACCATGACCAACTATTACTCCGATAATACCCCATCCTCCGGATGTAACTATTCTATCGCCTTCGAGACTAACCTCGTAAGGATAGAATTTATTGAGATTAGATTCAGATAATCCGCGGATTGGAAGACCTGGCTTGGAGTGAAAATCTTCGGACGGCCAGGGCGGGACCGAAATCCTAACACCCGCAGCGAAGCCATCTTTGAGCGGGAGTTCGGGAGAATCACCCCTACAGCAATCCGAGACGAAGGATCCAAAATCCCCGTCAAAAAGCCCATACAGAAGTGTCGGGAAAGCGTCATAGCCCATCCTAGGAGTAAACTCTAATGCGTATATATCGCCTTCCTTAGTTACTACTGTATTAACATCAATGGGTCCCGTCCATTGAGTCTCCTCGAACATTCCGGACAATCTCGACAATGCTTTGCAAAAAGGACATTCCCTATCGTCACAGCGCCACACCACGTTACCAGTACATCCTCCGGACGGACCGAGATCCTCGTTGAGTAGCTGCTTTCTTTCAAGAGTGTGATTGGTTGGAGAAAGCATCTTACCTTTGGCGCACCAGACTTCGCTTGAGATACACGCGCCGTCAATGAATTCTTGTAAGGTGAATTCTGGTTCATTTCCGATTAATCCTTTATAATGTTCCAACATTTCAAAAAGTTCTTTATTATCATGCGGAACATAGCTCGGAATTACTCCGCTACTCTTCCCTTCGGGTTTGAAAACTAACTTCGTATCTTCTGACCAATCCATGATAAACTGAAATGCAGTTTCCCAATCCGTAAATTCCTTAGAAAACGGTTCCTTAATACCAGCTTCTTCAAAAATCTCACTAGCATATTTTCTATCTGACTCTAATCTATCAGCCACCCCAGAACCCGCAAAAGTACGACCCTCGTTCGCTCGAAAAGAATCAAGCAAAACTCCGCTGCCAGTACAATCAGCCAATAGAATAGAGTTAAATTCTGGCGCATTGATTTTATCAACTAAACCCTCTCCTCGTTGCTCCGCGACCGGATCCTTGATAAGCATCGAGACTTTGTGACCTTCTTCTTTTAGCCGAAGCGCCAGTCCCAGACCATCGCCTCCTTCGGAAATGATAATAAAGCCCACTCTAAATTCCATGTATATACTGAAAATGACCTGGATCAGGATTAGGGAAATGAACGCCACAATGGAGACCTAGGCTTTCTCCTATCTTAATCAATGTACCCCAGTGTGAATGACTATTCTCGATAGTACCATTCCAGCCCCAGAATTTCATGGACATGCATATTCTAGGAACTATATCAATAGCTTCGCTTTTCATTTCTGGAGGCTGTGGTAAGTGCTTAGAATGAGTAGTCCAAGAAACGCCTAGTCTTAGTTTCTCGACTTGCTCCTCCATAGAACGCCCAGTATCCACGACAACAGGCTCTATGCCTGCAGCCGTAGCCTGCGAGAGAAGTTCCTCGACTAACGGCTGCATGTAAGAAGCGAGTTCGGATAGGTCTTTTCCCATATTAGTTAATTGTCACCAGAACTGTGCAGTTCACAGGTATTGATTGTAAAGTCAGACCATCTGTCCAAAGAACTTTTCCTCTATTTTGGGCTTGAAAGCCCTCGGCAGTAGCTACTCCAATAAAGGTCCATGTCGGGTTGCCGTTTCTATCAAGAAGTGATAGAGCCGTAGCACCTGGTACACCAGTAGCCAGAACAGATATATCTTCTGCACGAATCATCCACGGCCACTGACATACTAAAACGGAGCCTCCGCCAGAAGCAGCCAAGACAGTGTTAAAAGGAGATCCTTTAGTTGGGCTTGAGATATTCGCCAACAACGCAGTTGTAGCAGTCGGAGCAGCGATAACTTGATAAAGACCTTGAAAACGACCGTTGGTATCGCCGATATAGGTTATATACTGACCCGCAGAAAGACCATGAGCGCCTGTCGTTGTTAGTAAAACAGACGCCAGTCCAGGCTGTCCTAGAGTAGCTCCCTGCTGTACCATTCCGGTCGGAGACGCCGCAGCGGTAACTACTGCTGGAACATCAGTGGAGGTAAAAGACCAAGGATTTGATGCGAGATTCATATTCTATATCCTTATGAATTGCCTCTCTCATGATGCGAAGTAGGTATGTTTTGAACAGATGGAACGGCCGAGCCACCACTCTTAACGGCAGCTTGAATTGCATTCTGCGAATGAAAATCACAAGCAACAAACGCTGTTCCGTAAACGTTGTTATTATTCCAAGTTCTGTTCGACGCACGACCGCATACTATACAGAATTGAACTGCCATTTAAGCCTCCGACTTAGTTATAATTATACTCTACTAAGCAGTCTAGTCCATAAAGCGAATACGTAGAAGTGGCTGCCGTTATCGAGGCTATTTCTATCCAAAGTTGCGAGTCGATTACGTTTCGATAAATCTGTTGATTCGCAGGGAGCGCCACGTTCGTAACATACGGATTCGCCTGTACCACTGTCTGAAGACCATTAGCCCCGGTAGCGAGAACTACAGTTGGAGCGATAGCTACGTTGTTTGAGAAATTGGTCTGATCTACTCTACAGGTATGACCAGTTAGGTTAGCTACGCCAATAACATAAATAACATCAAAGCTAAGGAGCTTTATGCCTTTTAGCTTCAACGCAGTTCTCGGCGTTAACTGCTGTGCAGCAGACATAGCCGGAATAACATCAGGTCTATAAACCTGCGGCTGAGCCGATGCAGGGATTCCGGTCCCTCCAAATTGCTCTTGTAAATCTTCACCAAATCCAGAACGTCTTAAAATAACGTTGGTAAGATTTATCGCATAGTTAGTTGTATTCGCACCGGCTACGTGATTAATAGACCAATTCGCAACAGCGTTCCTAGTGCCAGAAACAGCAGTTACTTGAGCTATTGTGTCTACTAATATATCCCCTGGACCTACAAAAACTCGACCATCTGTGAAACCCAAATCCTGTTGATACCTTGATTGAGTATGTGGCATTGAGTCCTCCTGACTCGCGGTCTAAACCGGCTAGTTGCCTCTAAGAAGATAAAGCATTTATATCATCCGACAAATTTTCTTTTAGAATATCCGCTACCCGAAGTTCTTCGTCTGCGACGAAAGATAGCTTATCAGCTATCAGAATAGGACGCTGCCAAGCAATCGTGTTATCTACACAGGTAGGGCATAGTATCAAGCCAAGTTGTCGCTTCAACTCGGTTACACGATAAGTATAACCGCATCTTTGACAATCATGGAATGGTGCTATGCCTCTACCTGAATGACTAGTTGCGGGCATAAAGCCTCCTTGGAAGGCTACCCTAACTTACGGCCCGTTTGAGCCCCACGTGCCCATCCACGTGGTGCCACCAATAGCGAACCGCATTCTCGAAAGCTGCTTGATACTGAAAGTATCGAAATCATCGGAGAAATCCTCATCCAGTTCTTTCCTAACAAGGAACTTCAACCAATGACCCTCTTTTTCAGTAATAGCAAACCACGCGCTGGCGCTAGTTAAATAATGACATACGAAGTACTGTAAGTCTTCTTTAATAAGCGCATTAATTTCATTATCAGCGGTGTACGGCTTGTGTGGAGACCCGAGAACTTCGCGTGCTATCCACTTTAGTTCAGGAGGAATAATCAAGTAACGAGGCTTAATCGAAATAGGCAAGCCTTGACTATCGACAAGTCGTTCAAACATGTTAATCATCAACTGAATAGCCGTAAACGAAATGTCAACGTCTGTAGCCGGTCTATTAGGATAAGTACCTGCGGCGCTAATAATATTCGTCAAGCCAGGTCCATACGAAGTAGCGGCTGTACCGCCCAACAAAGGATGCTGGTTGTTAAAGATCGAAACGCCGTCGGCCGTCACCTGAGTTGTGAAGCCTAGATTAAAAAGATTCCAGGCATTCTGTTCCTTCGTAAAATGCGCGCTGCGAGCGATAGCTTTCGGAACTTGCATAATGATGCCATATTGGTCATCTTCATACAGTTCAAAACTGCTTCGCACGCCGAGCGCGTAGGTGAAGTTGATATAACGCTTGGTGCCGCCTTGTAAAGCATCTTGATAAATTGTCGCCTCAGATTCGGGCTTCAACGGCATAGGTGGCAAGCCAGAGAATTCAACTTCATCCTCGAATGGTTTATCGGAGGGCTCCACATGCAGAATGTGAGAAAATTCCTCTTCACGCTGCAAGGTATCGACCCAGTGAACGAATTCACCGTGAAGACCCGGAGCCATTAGTTGTGAGAACTGCCCTCTCATCATTGTCATGGTAGTCAGTTCTCCTTATGCCACTGGCTGTACGTTGCCAACGACGAAGCGAAAATAAACGCCGCGCGGTGTTGCGGATTGATCATTCGGATCTAGCTTAACGATGTAAACGCAGGTGTTAGTGCCGATAGTCACCTTTGCCGTATCGACGAACCAGTGATTATCAGTGTCTTTGGTCATGCCAAGCTGTGTACCTACAAGAGCCTGTACAGCAGTTTGAGCAGGTCCAACTTGTCCTAAAAATATTGTATCAGGATCAGCCGTTTCAATGCCAGTTAGACCATCATTGAAAAACGGACGTGAGATGTTAACAGCGGCAGCTTGATTCGGTACGGATCCAAACGTCTGCTGCTGCGCAACACCGGCTGTTGTCAAGTTGGCACTACCCTCTTTAGATATTCCAATAATAGAGCCAACGACGGTTGTAAGAAGCGCTCCTGCCCAGGGAATAACAAATCCCGAAGCATTGAACGCTAACGGAGTGCCAGGAAGCCATGTCTGAGCAGCAGCCTCGGCCAATCTTCTGGTACGAGGCTGATTACCAGACACGGTCTGAACACTATGAATTTCACTTGATGCCACTAATCCTCCTTCCTTTCCGAAGGTAACTTGTCTTCTTCCGCCATAAAATTGGGATCCGCGGTTTTATCCGAAGATCCCGGACGGAAAGCCTGTAGTTTACTTGCAAGAGTTCGGCCTATTCCTGTAGGGACTCCTGCCTGTGAAACGGCGGTAGCGAGCTGTTTCTTTCCAGTTTGCAACTGCCGTTCTGGATGCATTCTAACGATAGAACGTTCCCAGTTGTATTTAAGAGCACCTTCATATGCGGAGCGGTCTATTTTCATTAGAATAAGATCACCGCGTATAATCTGTCCATTCTTAATCAAATTAGGAGGCACAGATACATAGCCTCCTTTTCCATTCGGGATAAGAGCCTCTTCGGGCTTAACAGGAACAAAGCCGGCGAAGATCATTTCATCAAGTCGCTGAGTAGAAGCAGCTACGCCTACAGACCTGTTAACCCATCTAAAAGAGATAGCCGGGTTTTTAGGCTTTACGTTTACGAAGTCAGGTAACTGAAGCGGGCGCGCTTCAATACCTGGGAAGGGATCTGAAAGTTCTACATTCTGTTGCGGATTGGTCATTGCCATTTTAACTCTCCTATCCTAGACGTTCACGGTCTTAATCGTTTGTTTCATTTTTTGATACGATTCAGGGGTTACTCCCTTACCATATCGAGACATTTTAGCCACTGTCTCAGCTTCCGCGTCGTTCAGCTTATCAGGTTTCTTATCGTCTTTATTCGGCAAAGAATCCTGATTCGTCTGAACCGATTCGACGAATGTCTGCGGCTCTGCCATTAATTCGTTGAAATGCTTACCTTTGATATAGTCAAAGATATTAATCCAAGTCTGCATATTCCCGCGCGTAGCGAGACTAACTTCAGAAGCGGCTTTATCAATCTCGGTGGACCACTTATCCCACAAGCGAGCTAGAGAAATACGGCCGCCCGGCGTAGTTACATACTGACCTTGAAGACTTTGCTTCGCAAGAAGCATCGCGCTATTAGAAGCGGCTTGTAACGCGACCTGAGCTACGGGTTGCATCCCATCGACGAGACGTTCTGTAAAGGCCCTATTCTCGTCGTCAATAAACGAAGTGTATTCCTTCGGCTCGTTCTTCGGAGCGGGTCTTTTAGAATTAGCTTCGAGTTCTTCCAACTTCGTTTTCGTCTGATTGAAGTTAGATTCCATTGAAGATAACGTAGTTTTGACTGTAGAAAGCTCTGTCGAGGTATTAGCTAATTTTTGATTCAAATCTTTATTAGCCAAAACGGCTTCTCTAATCTGAGCAGGTGTTAATCCGAGATCCTTTAGTTCTTCAGGTATTTCTTCCTTCTTATTTCCCCAAGGCATTTACTTCCTCCTTTTTTATCGGCCGCATCTGACCGCTAGATACGCCTTTAATATAATTGTCCATTTCTCCACGAAGTTGTATAATGGAGTCCAACACGCTGAGAGCACCTTGTAGACGATGAATGTCCACGGGATTGTCAGAACGAGTGAGCTTAGATAATGTTTCGTTCCTATAATCGTTAAGGTACTCATTGAATAAGGCTGCCTCCGGCTGGCTTAACCAACCCCGGAATCTGTGGGCCTGTGGGAGAAGCCTGTCCAGCTTGTTCATTTCCGCCTCCGAGATTCGGCTCCGGTACAAGGAGATCAACGTCTTCTTGATCGAAGTTACGAAGTACATTCTTCATAACTATGTTAGAGGCTCTAATAACTTGCAAAAGATATGCTTTGGTCTCTGGCGGAGTCATCATGCTAGATGCTTGTCCGATTAGTTGGGCTATGCCGACATAATGCTGGCGCATTAGATTAACTAACAGAAATAAATTCTGTTTCTCAACCTCTTTGTTAACGGATGCTGTAGATGAATAAATTGGTAAGCCGATGCGACCGCTTCTGACACCTTCCAAAGCTCGTGTTATCTTCGATGCTTTATCCCCGAACATTTCGAGCAAATTATTACGGACGTTAAACTTAGCATAATCAGCCAAAAGAATTCTTCCCAGCTTGGTATGAGCATATCGAAGATCACTTATGTTCAAATCAGTCCTTCTATTACCTTCCTGCATCACAGACAAAGTACCCATCGCTGTATAAATACCACGCTTACCTTGGGACCCGGCCCCCGCCCCCTGCATCGGTGGAGATATTCCGGCCCTTCGCTCAGCGAGTTCTAGCGAGAATCTCTCGTCGTCGATCGTTTGCTGACTAATATCACCCGCTTGCAAAGATTCAATTTCTCCTTCTTCAGCCGGTACAGTAGCAGACGGATAGATCCTGTAGCCAGCGTGGAGCTTAGAGTCTGGGGAGACCCGCCAGACTCGGGTATTAGCAATGGTTCGATTATCAAGCCGCTGATTGTGTTGTTCACTTATTTCTTCCTGAAAAGCCCACATCGTCTCACAGAAACCATATCCATAAATCATATCGTCTCTGTAGAAAAGACGTGCTAAAGCATATGGTAATATCGTGTGAGTATCGTAGATAGCTCGCATCAAAGTATTGGAGCTTTTGTGATATGTAGCTACAATAGCCGGCTTGTACTTCCCGTCAGGCGTAGCCCAGTCTAGCCAGCATTCGTACAGATCATATTCTTTATAACCGTAGGTTCCTGTAGTCTTGGCTCCAAGAGACTCTTCATTCATCGACTGAGCATAAGCGGGAGATGTTCTATCCGGCCTAGAAAGAATCGAATCTACTTTGACAGGATCATAAATCTTAAAGAACTTCCGCTCCTCTAACTCGCTCCGAATCATAACACGCTTATGAATTCGGACATCGGCGCTTTCAAGAGATTTAGCTCCGGGAGGTATTAAGAAATGCTCAAAAGCTATTTTCTCGGGACGAGGTCCTTCGTATTCTATTTGACGTAGGAAAGCCTGTTCTTTCCTTCCAGAACCGTCTCCTTCGGATTCTATCAGTTCGTCTCTATAACGAATTTCATGTGGACATTTTACTACAGACGTTCCATACTTAATACCTTCACCAAACCATTCGTGATAAACTCTGTATAGATCCAGCTCTTGAGGCTCTACGCCAACATATTCCATGAACTCTTCGAGAGCAGTTCTAACGGAGTCATCTATGTCTTTATGAGTACCGAAGATTTTAGCTACCCATACTGGTCGTGTCTTTAGAACGGCACTCATTACTCTGGCGAGTAGTGTATCACTGAAAGTGGCAATAATAGGGACAACTAGATTTGAGGCGTTATAGAACGGAAATTCTCGTGTCTTTTCTCTAGGCGTAGCCTCATACGCTTTACGCCATTTAACAATCTTCGTTTCGTGTAGTTCCCGCAAACCATCTTCGAGCGCAAGGATACGCATCTTCAAATGCGCCTTTAACTTGTCCTCAGCGGCGCCCGATAGTTTAACGGGAATGAAGTTATTATCAGGCATTATTTATAAATCTGATTGAACTTGTATCCTACATACCACGCGATAGGCCCAGAGACTATAAGAAATTTATCGAGAATTGGGATATGTTGCCATGATTTGAACATTCCCAGTGAAAACATGATAATTCCGCCAACCTTGAGAACATAGTTGAGATTAACTACGTTTGATAATTTATCGAAGAAACCTGATTTCACAACCGGAGGTGTTGACAATGTATTCTCCTATTTCAGTTTACTTGTCCCAGGAACTCCTTGCACCTTTTCAACAGTACGCATCGCGCCGAGTCCTAGCATTCCCAGTAATAACGTCATTAAACTACCCATATCTAAGCTCGGAAATCCAACTGGATGTTTTGCTAAATTCGCTCCCCATGTAAATAAAGGATTAATAATAAACTGAACGGCTAATCCAGATCCACAAATCCATCCAATTGCCGGGCGCCATCCAGCGACAAAGACGCTTGGACTAGCGGCCTCTTGTTTATTAACCTCGATCTGAGCGGTGATAGCATCTTGAATTTTATTTTGAAGCTGCGCTTGTAAGTTAAGCTGAAGCTCTGTTAGCTCCGCTTGTTTTTGCATAGCTAAGGTCGGATCGACCTTAAAAATCTGAACAATTCTGGCGATGCCTCCAGACAAAAGATCACCAACTAAAGTAGCTATATCAAAGGGCATTACTTAGGCATCCTTTTATAGACTTCGTACCAGTCGGTAGAAATTTCTTTCTGAGCCTCTTCTAATGTCATCTGCTTAGTGCAGACTTGTTTATGTAAATAATTCTCGACCTTATCTTTCTCGAAAGCACCTGGTTTAGGAAGATAAGGCTCAGGCCATAAGTTCTTTACTGTATCGGCGCCACCCAGCTCAAGAGGGATTAGATGATCTACCTCACAGCATTTACCAGGCTTCTTTACAGCGTGATATTCTTTGTAAACCGTTCTTTTCTCTGCCAGAGTTGTATGTCTATAGTTCTTCGTAGAAATGCCGCTACAAACGTCTTCTGTACTTGTAGTTCTAACCTCGCCAGGTGTCACATGTTTATCAGGTAGTAGAGCTGATCCGCTATGACCGTAGGTAGCTTTTAGTTGCGCGAAAATTAGGACGAGATGAATAAGAAAAATCATTTATTGAACTCCTATAGAATAGGGAAGATTTATTTTTCTGGCCCACGCTGCGTTGTGCATCTTCCACTTCTGTTGTTCTACCCAACTTGCTGGTAGTCGGAGCATCTGAGGGACATAAGCGAGGGCATCGAGTAGGTCCACGAAACGGCCACGAGGGAATGAAGTGTACTCACCCTTAAAATCTTGAAATCGTTTCTGAGTGAAAAACTTATTAGATTCAAAGATGGGAGAAAGTACGTTTCGGATTCTCCATTCTTTCTTTCGAGTGATAGTACCGTCAGGGGCATCCACTTCGCCTTTTAATTCTACTAATCGAAGGTTACGACCTTCGAGTCGATTCCGATAATTAATATGATACGCCAGGTACTTCTGGGCTGCGACTGTCTCGATGCCTAGTTTACGCATATTCCATGTCTCAGCTATCTTATAAAGCTGCGCTATGTATTTATCGGCTTCACATGCCTCGGCCCAGCAATCGAGCAAATAATATCGTCCATCCGAAGAGAGGCCAACCACATTAATTGCATGTCGGCATCTGCCTTCAGCTCCACTATGGTTTGGATCGGTGACCATGCAGACGGATAAGTGAGAAACTTTGATATCTTTGATAATAACACCGTCGGTGACTTCGTGTCGAATGATTTCTTCATCGTTCTCGCCTTTGAAAATCGAGAAATACCTTAGATCATTCTCAGCGAAAGCTGCATTTTCGGGGGCCGCGGGGTTATTTAAAAATTGACAAGAGAACTGATAGTTACCGAGACGTTCACGCCAGCGGTTCAGTTTCTCTAAAGAGAATTCTTCTGGAAAGATAGGCGTATCCATCGGATGAGCTGGGCAGCAGCCGCCCAAGGCGCTGTGCGTCTGAAAGGTAAACCAAGGAGCATTTTCTCGAATCCATGAATTTAGATCGTAATAGCCCCATCTATTGCCAACTACAAGTTCATCATTGTCTTCGACGGCATTCTCGTTCTCAAAAGCCCCGACCATCAATTGATGACATTCGATGGCTTTGTCCATAATAGACGGCGATTCGATAGCCTTACGTCCTACCAAGTCATCTTGCACTACAAGCCCATCGTAGTGACGAGACTGGAGGGCACCCCCGACGCCAAGGAAATCGAAGGTGCCTTCTCCGTGTCCTCCCAGCGCCAAGCGGCAACTCGGAAGTCTTTGACATTTAGATATATTAGACCAGGTCTCGGAGGACGTGGGGATTAATTCAGGAAACACAAAACGAAAAACTTGATTTGATTGATAGTGAAAGTCGATTTTCCTTCCAAGTTTTCCGGCGTTAGTGATATTCTCACTAACCAAAAGATTGCGGGCTTCTGGCCGGTGAATCTCTTGTATCCATCTGATGAACTCAGGAGGGTAATTAAGCTTCCGAAATTCGTTAAGATCCTCATCCGAGGCCCACAACACTCGCCACATCGGAAGTCCCTCTCCGCATATAGTGGACTTAAAGTGGTCTCGGGGGACTTCATAAACATCCTTGATGTGTTTACGTTCGAGAGACTTGCAAAAAGGCTTGTGCAACTTGTCAGTTAATCGTCTACGACGTAAAGTAATTTTGATAAAGAAGTATAACGAGCCTAGCGAGTTAAGACGAATCGCCTTTCTCCAGGCGTCGCCAGTCAAACCATTTAATGAGAGCGGTTTAAATGTACTCTCAAATAACTGAGGTTGTTCTAGAGTCTCCAATCATCTAACCTTCTCCTTGGCAAAGAGAAGAACCGGGCGGCGACCCCACCCACTATCAAAAGAAAGAGTCCTCGGCCTTCGGCCTGCGGGCCAGGGTCTCGTGATGCCTCCCTGTGATGAGCGCGCGGGAAGGCGTGACTAGCTTGGAGGATACTGACATAACATCACAGTGCAGGCACCTGACAAAGAGACCCTGGCGGAGCCTCGTCAGGGTTTCATCGCGCGCTATGTCAGTATCCATCAAGATGGTCACATATTCACATTACAATGCGTCATAGACTTCTTCGTCTCTTCAGTCCCGCATCGACACGGATGTTGTCCGCACGAACAAGCTATGGTCTTAAAGCCGTGTCCTTTTCTATACTCTCCGCCAGGGCGCCGGGCATGTCTACAGTGTTGAACCTTAGAGACGTTTTCCTCTTTAGAAGAGGCGAAGTCTTGTGTAGAGGGATACTTATTCGGACGTGGGTCGATGACGGAGCCTGTCGAAGCCTTACGGCTATTTGAAGGCTTTATCTCGATAGATTCGTCATAACGAACTGAATCGCTAGTTGACATATGTGTTTATCTCCCAAACGCTTTTAGCGTCTTAAATGATATTCGATAAAACCTTTAAGCGCATTCAGATCATTAAAGCGTCCTTCGACTCCGCAGGAACACACTACGTGGAAACGGATATACTGAGAAGGATCTTTTCTTTCAAAAAGCTCCGCTTTATGAATACCTTGTTCCATAACAGTAATTAGAACATCACCGTTAGGAAGTGTCTGAGGATACTTCGTAGTCTTTGGCGCTGCTGTTGATTTAGGCTGTTCCGGCGGAGGCTGCTCCGCAGGAGTCGCCGAAGGCTGAACTACTCGTGTAGGTTGGATTGTCATTATTGTATTCTCTTTGAGCCGTTGATTTCGTTTACGACAGTATCAGCTTCCTTCGATACTACGTCTATGACGCCTTCTGGGAGCCGGACTCCGTCAATCGGAGTTTCGCTTAGCTTAGATTTCTGAGCGATTCTATCGGGGTCTCTGTCCAGGAGTTCTAGCGAAGCAGCCAAGGCTGTCTTTAGATCGCGCCGCTGATTAGCGACCTCTATTACGGTACGTAGCGCAGCTGGAACGGCGCCTCTAACTTCGTTACGTAACGTCTCGACATTACCTGCTATCGCACGATCCATAGCTGAAATAGCGCCGTCGAATAAGGCGTCCTCGACTTCTTTGTATTCGGGCAGCTTTATTAAATATTGGAAGGCCGGGGCAGTAATTCCTTCGCGAATCTGAATAACTTGATCTTTGATACCGGCGACTCGCATCCTCGCTACGCGCTGAATGCGAAGACGAAGCTGACTGCTGACACCAGGCAACCTGCCTGGCCCTCCCTGCGCAGCATGATTACCTTGTCCATTCGACAACGGAGCGTTGTCTGGAAAAGGATTTACATCGCTAGATGGACAATGTATCTTCATAAACGAATCTTCATATCCTGGTATAACCGTCCTCAAAGGCATCTGCCGGAGAAAAGCTCTTGTAGCCGTTTTTATAGACCACGAAGTACCAACCGACCTGCGGTCTTGCGGGGTCATGAGTCGGGATATATTTAGACTCTACTTCAAACGGCGCATATCCGTCCTCGACTGGCGTGATTCTCAGAGCTCCGCTTTTTAATCTCTCGATAGAAGCGATCTTCAATGCCTGTACCTTTTTATGACATATGTATTCTGGCATTTCTATCTTCGCTTGAGTTTCCATGTTTCTTCTTTCTAATGGTGTCTCGATGAAGTCTGACTCTCAGTGGCGATTTCAATCGCCGGATCTGATTTTCTCTTATTTATAAAACGAAGTGCCATTCCTATCCCTCTAACTCTGTTTCTCAAACCGAGGATAGCGAAGCCCAGAGCTATGTTAGCGGCGATGGAGACGCCTAATAAAAGAGCAATTCCATGACTAATGATCTCACTCATTTGATCCTTTTATATGGTTTTTTAATAAGATGTTTCTTTTCTTTTGAACTAGATTCAGACTTCGTAGAATACTTCGTAGAATCCTTATTCGGAACTACAACTCTAGCCCCGCTATCACTGGCGTGAGATACATTACCGGCGCCAGTATCACCTGGCCCGTAGGACGCGAAATGATAGCCGCGTATTCCGCAGCCAGTAAAACTAAAGGCGAATAGACAGAATAGAAAACGAAGTTTCATTTAGGCTGCTTTAGCTCGCTTCTCAAAAGTACTTTTAGCAACTGCATCAAATAGAAAATTTTTTGTTTTCTGCTCCGTCGGAAGTTCATCATAAGGAACGAAGCAAGGATGTTCTTTCTTTTCCACGTCTTTAACTCTGCCCCACTTCCATCCTGCGGCCTTCTTTTCCGCTAGCCACGCCTCGTGCGAAGCAGATGGAGGAAGTTCCTCTCCTATTACCATTGTATCCCAATGTAACTGAATCCCATGAATAACAGATTCTCTTTGCCACATAGGCGCGTCTTCCCAGAGAGGCTGAGAATGGTCTCCGAGACTTTGACAATAAACTCTATTAACTTCGTGTGCTATCCTTGCGGCTTGTTCGACGTTCATTTATCTTTCCTTTTCCTCAAATCATTTCTAATTCTACGAGCTGCTCTACATATCGCAAAGTGATTTATCGAACGTTCCTTCTTAGATCCATCGGATTCTACGATCTGTAGTATTGAAATAGGTGTTCTTAATCCTGTAGAATCATACCAGAATTCAACTGGCTCATCACATCCTTCACAGAATCCGTTACTTTCATAAGCATATCCCGCATCTTCAAGGGCCTTCCGAGTTTCAGGCATCACTTTATAAACATGATCCTTTTGAATTCGACCATTCTTTCTGAACCGCCCAGTTCTGACCCGCTGGAGGTGGTCCCGGAGGGGGCATTGGCGGACCTCCAGCCATCGGTGTTAGCGTAACTGTTAAGTTAACGGACTGAGTTCCATCGACAGTAACTACCGAAGGACTAACCGAGGAAGCGAAAGACGGACTTGCCCCAGCGCTGGCTACGCCAGAGGCGTTAATGACCTTAACTTGACCTGCACAGATATCTCCGATTTCTTGACCAGTCGAATCATCAAACCAACCCTCGAATGTCGGATCGGTAATCGCCTCACATAATTCATGACTAGCTGGTACTGTCGTAGAACCGAGTATATCGCCGGGGACAAATTGACAACCAGCGCAATCATCATAAGGATCTACTGCGTAAACGATACCTTCGTTGGTGACATTATGATATCCGCAGAACTGTTGACAAGAGGCATCGCCTTGCAAAGTAACTTTGACTCCGGAAGGTGTGAATACGAAGTATAAGGAATTCGCTCCAAAACCAGGTACGAAGCCTTCGTTGATTTGACTTCGTAGAAAGTTTTGTATATCAGAATCATCTACAGATGAAGGCATCTTTGCATCTACGATCAAAGCGCCGTTAAATTTACCACGACCGATGCTAATACCTGGGACGGAGTACTCTGATAATTGATCGAGAAGCGAGGATTGAAGAACGAAGTCGAAGAAATGAACAATTTGTTCCTGCAAAGGATCGGATGTCCAAGCATGTCCCCAGAAAATCAAAAAGACTTCTGCATTAGCGAGTACTGGGCCTCCATGATAACTCAGCTTCGCCCGCGCTCCGCGCTCAGCCTTGGACTCTATGACATGCCTTGGATGAACAATTCTTAGAGGCATTTAGAAGCCTTTCTTAGCTCTGCTATAGCTCCGCAGCGGGGCTATTTAAAATGGCGCAGCCTCTCCTCGGCTTTCACAAACTGTTCTTCTAATACCCATTCTCTAGCAACTAACTCGTTACGAATTCTCGACCTAGCATCTGTATTATCTCCTTCGGAACGAATATGACCCTTCATTAACCTAACTTCGGAGAGACGCGCTTGCGCCTCGATGAATTCAAATTCTCTTTTTAAGAAAGGCTCTATCGCCTCTTCAATATCCATATGCCCTATAATATGATGTTCCCCGGCTCTTCGGTTACGCTCGTTAATTCCGAGAATAACGCTCATTATAGCCGCTGCCAACCTGCCCTCTGGGGTCTCGGCCCTCTCGTAGCGCGGTCCATTCATTCTTTACCGAAGGCCCATTGGGCAAATCCTCCTGACAAAACTGCCAGGGCACCTAATACTATTTCTAATCCATGACTAGTCTGTTGCTCTACCTTGCCTAAGGCGATTATGGACGCCAGTATTACTAACGAAGCTAGAATGGCGAAGCCATAAATCATCTTTAACCTGACAAGGCTGACGCCTTCCATAGGCGAAGCCAGCATAGCATAGCTTCACTATGAAGTCAAGCTGTAAGCTACTGAAAGTAGCTGTAAGCTGCTGAAAGCAAAAGACTTGTAGCTTCGCTTTTTATGAAATAAAAAGTGTTTGGATTATAAACGGATTCGCCGAGACCTTCACCGAAGGTAAAAAATTTTATGGTTTAAAAAAATGAAAAAAATTTTCCGCACAGTCTCCAACCGACCCGAGAAAAAGCGCGTTTTTGTGCCTACGTCATGCTGCGGACACTATATGTGAGTACTGCGAGTATATGCAAAGCGTATAATCCGCATCTTGCGGGTTTCGTTAGCATATCGCATAAGTACATATCATCGGTGCATAGTGGGAGGATTACCACTATGAACTTTATATATGTCAAGAACTATCCACCAGGTAGTCTATACTATGACATATCACTGATAGAGAATGGAGTTTCAGTCCGTTCTATTATGTGTCATGAGAACGAACTGAGTACAAAGATACCAGAACTCCTTAGAAAACCATCTATCTTTGATAAACGCGAGAAGTAATCCTCGCGCTATGCACCGATAAAACTCCGTTTGTCTTGCGAGTCTCTCTAGACTCAAAAGGAGAAACACGCTATGGCAAACGAACTATTCACAACTCGGTCTGGCAAACAGATTCCGATTCAGAAGATAACCATACCTGCAGAATGGATGGTTCCTATTCTGAGATTACAAGAGGACTTCGTTCGACGTGGAGAGCATCTTTCTTTACTCGGCGTTGTACTCGATGTAATGGATAAAGGAATCCGTCAAGTCCGCAACCAATGGAAGAATGGCGATCTATCAAAGAATCGCCGCGACTTCGCAAAGGCTGTGGCGCCGTACATGACCAACCCCGCAAAGTACGCGGCAGAAATTGCCAAACTTGCGAAGCAATACGGATTGGTCGACGGCGAGCAAGTGGACTTGTCCGATCCGACAGCGGATGAACCGACCGAGGAAATAACCGAAGAACCGTCGGAACAAGAACTGGAAGAACTGACCTCGCCCGACAAGGCGTGAGTCAACCGACGGGAATCGGGCGAGACCGGAGAGTCTCGCTGGACAAACGGAGATAAAAGGAGAATCAATGAATCTAAATCTGCGCAATGATGCGCCAGCATATCTCATTGGCACTATAACGGGCATGATCTTCTTTGCCTTGGCAATGTGCCTATGACAAACCTGGACAAAAACCTAAACAAAATACGCCTTGACCTGTTGAAGAAACAGGCCGAGGCGGATTCTCGTTTATTACCTACGCCGTCCACTAGACGCCTGCCTAGTAAGTCGGAGGAAAATGCCGTCTATCATCCTCCCCAGTGGGGTTTATTATTCTGCCTTCACAATAAATCCTATTTTGAACCTTGTTCGGCATGCCGACGAGACAAGAAGCGGGCGAAGGCCGAGTATGAGGCGTTCTTGAAACGTTATAGTTTGTAAAAGACCAACGATGGGAAAGTGAAGTAGTCGATATAGAGTGTAAACAAAAAAAATAAAAAAAAAATATATTCTTTTTTCATTTTCGTGTCATCCCTGACACACATCGCTATCTCATTTGCTTTCAGCAACTTACAGAGCTTTTTTTCTCTTGACAAATTCTACGGGGTCTGCTAGACTAACGGAGTACTCGGAACAGGTCCTTCGGAGTCACCCGTGAAACAGAGTTATAAGGAATTAAGCGGCGAGGATAAGGAAGAGATTAAAAAAGACCAAAAGGGGACCTGCGCCATCTGTTTCCGAGATAACGTAGAACTTGTTATTGACCATTGTCATGAAACGGGGTTTGTGAGAAAAGGTTTGTGTAGATCCTGTAATACAGGACTAGGCTTCTTTCAGGACGATTGGGATACTCTACTGCGCGCCGCATGTTATGTAATCGTACATAAAGCAGGTCTCGACGATATTAGGATTGGTTACAAACTGTTGTTTCGTGATTATCAAGAGAGACTAGAGCGCCAGTTAAAAGATATGAAAAGAACGGCGAAGGAGCAGGTATGTCGGGCGAGGAAGCAGTTACCTCCTGCAGGTGTGGGAGAGTTTTCAGTCACTGCCGAGTCTGTGGATCCAGAAATCTCTATATCAAAAAGTTCCGTTCCCTAGAGGTTTCTTCCATTCTAAAGAAGCAGGTGACGGTGTATAGTTGTAGAAAATGTTCGGCTGAGACTAACGAAGCTGATCTGTGCAATGCACCTTCGGTGGTGTTTAAAACAGATTATCGTCCTTATCAAAAGCCTGTTGAAACGCCATGGGGTAGCCTGATACCTGGAACATTAGAATATGCACAGGCTATGCTTCAGTGGGTACGGGAATTACAGCAGGAGAAAAGTCTTTCTACGATTAAAGCATTCGTCGAGGCTAAAAAGGCAGGCTGGCACGTTGATGCATATGATATGGAAGATGAAGTAAAAGAGGCTTTGGAAGAGGCAGGCTTGTTGAGCGGTGCTGGTGTTGAAAAACAGAGCGGTGGGATTACGGTCGCCGTAACACCTGCTGAGGTCCTTCGTGACCAGGCACCTTCAACACAAGAGCCTATTCCTTTGGAAGATATTATTAAGCAAATGCAGGAGGATTCTAAATAAAGGATTCCATATGACTAAATATGATTTTTTCACTGTTCTAGTCCTTTGCGGTTTCTATGTTTTCGTTGAACTAGAAAAGTGGTATGACCGAAAGCATCTTGATGAATGGTGGAAGAAAGCTAATCCGAATTGATATTTCAAAGAATTTCTGACTAAACCCACTCAGCCCGAGGTTCCGATGATTCGTTCCTGTAAGTACTGTCTGTCACAAACACATCTTTGTCCTAGATGTGAAGGCCCTGTTTTAGTTCGTCGTATCACCGAATTCGTTCACGGCTCCGTTTTATCAACTTCATTAATTCTTTGCACTAACCTCAACTGCCAAAACTACGGCACATTCAAACAACAAACAATAGAAGCAGTAGAAGTTTATATATGCGATGAATGCCAAAAGAGGGAGAGTGCCGTTAATGAATAGTAACATCGGCACTGATGTAGGTGTCTTTTCCTTTGTTGTTTATTACTGCACTGTAGTCGGCTTAACGGAGTTAATAGCTTTGTTTATCAGAACTTTAGATAATTCTAAGCGAAGCTAAGTTATTGAAAAGGAAGTGTTTAGAGTTTAAACACTTTCGACAAAACTTGACTTTCTTAGCAAAGCTACGCTAAACTATAAAACAGTTTAGCTTTAGTTCAGGTTCCAAATGCAACTAAATCGAAGATAAAAGGAGAAACAAAGATGGCTACGCAGTACAACGAAACTCGCGTCAACTACAGAATCAAGGAAGCCGATGGGAAGACCGGCGAAACCGAGATTTCTGTCAAAGAAGACAAAGTATCAGAAGTCATGGAAGAACTGGTCACCGAAGGAAAGGGCCGTGAAGTCGAAGTATTGGCTTCGCAGACCTTCACTTTCCACGAAGTCTCCGAGACCGAGCCTCTCACCGACTTTCAAACCTTCGTCCCCGATATTGCCGAGCAAGCTAATTTGATTAATCGAGCAATCGTCTTGAAACAACAGCAATACGTTCGTCGTTTGCTAATGGCCAAAGACTTCACGCCTGTCGAAGGCGCCTACGACCTCAGTGGCGTCATCGGTCAGAAGTCCGAGCGTGTCACGGCATCGCCTGAAACAAAGGCGGCTAATGCCTTGTCGAAGCTCCTCGGACGGAACGTCTCGACCGACGAACTCGCCAACATCATTGCCTCTCTCGGCGCCGCTGCTGCATCGGCGTAGTCGAGTAAAACGGGATCCTTTCGAGTGGGACTAGCTACCTATTCGGAAGGCGCTTAGCCATAGCGGCGTTGGGGTTAGTATTAGTAGGTTTCTTATTCCTACATGAAAACGCCCCAACGACGAAGTGGCTAAACACCATTTCAACCTTCGGTTAGAGACGACCGCGGTGTCTAACGCAGTCAAGGAGCGCGGGTTTATAGTTAGTTATTAAATATAGTTAGTTATTAAATATAGTTAGTAGAAACACTATAAACGTAGTTAATAGGAGAAAACGAGGGCGTTTCCATATCCCCTGGGATACGCCCTCATCAAATCTATGGCTAAAGCGCAGCTTTTCTGGGACACATCCGTTCAAGCCTATCGTCTCAAGATGCACGGCGATTGGTCGAAGACCGAGAAAATCGTTGACTTTCTTAAAAAACAGATTCCACATTCCGACAGGAATCTAGACGTTCAAATTGACCCTAAAACTCAGAAGAAAGATTATACCTGGACCTTCACTGAGAAATACTTCGATGGTACAGTGAAGTTCCTTCATTTAGTTTTTGGAAGCGGCGAAGTCGCCGTTATCACCAGACAACAAGTCGAAGCTGCACAGCAACCGCGTATGCCATTGGCTTCCGCTAACGGGAACCCGCAGGCTCAAGCCTGCTATGAATTCATGAAAGCCATTCCATTCGAGGCAGCTCAGAAAGCATACCGCGAAGCAGCTACTCGCCTTCATCCCGATCGAGGCGGTTCCATGGAGAAGATGGCATTAGTAAATTCTCTGTGGACGAAGATTGAGAAGGAGGTTTATGGACAGTAAGCGAGTCAAAGCTGTT